ATAAATGTTCAGTTTTAGTTTTTAATACATCAATTAATTTCCATTGTAATGGAGATAAGTCTTGTGCTTCATCTACAAAGATAGCTTTAAACTCTGGTATTTTATCGGGTTTATCTATTAATGATTTAATCAAATCATTAAAGTCCATCAATTCATTTATTTGTTTATATCTTTCTAAATTAAGAGCTATGTTTTTTAATTGGGTCCACCCGACTTGTTTCCTATCATGTTCATTCTTATCAAACAAATCCCTTACATTTATATCCAGGTTAATAGCTTTACCTATCATTTGAAAATAAGGATTGTTACAAGTTAAATAATGTGTCTCTTCATCATTATATTTATCAGAGTAATTTACTCTAATGCCTAACAGCTTTCCTATCTCTTCATAGTTATAGGGCTGCATGATTTGTTCTTCATTCATATTTAATCTGTAGAAAACAAAACGCATGGATAGTTTGGAAGTACGGAACTTGTTTTTCCGAAACTCCCACCCTATCCCTCGCTACCCCAGAGGCTTTTTTAGTAAAGGCAAAATATCCGATCTGGTGATATGGAGTACCAGTTCGAACATATGCTTTTACCCTTTGAAGTAATCTGTGAGTCTTACCTGTTCCAGGTGGACCAAATATTTTAGTCAGCTTTGCCATTGAATTTAGAAAAACTATCAATAAGTTTACCTTTATATCCCATGGTTCCATGATGAACTGTTTCACCATCTACTAAAGCATGTATTTTAAATCCAGCTTCTCTAGCTAGATCACAAAATTTTACATCCTCACCTATCCATATATTATCTTTAAACTCAGGTTCCCAAAAATTATATAAAAATCTAGAAGCATCTTTATTAATACCTCCATAATTATTAATCTTTAACTCTGGATGTTTTGACATAAGTTTTTCATAAACTTTTTTATGAATTAAAGTTAACCCNGCAGGTCCTCTTTTAATTTCGCATAGGCCTTGGTTATCAATTTTAATTTCATCGTGTTTTTCAAAGTTAACTGAAAACTTAACTGAGTTGTCTTGTGTCTTTTTTCTGTAAGGACAACAAATAAAATCTTTTTCAGATATTATCATTCGTCCTACTACATCAGGTTCAAACTCTACGTCAGCATCTACAAACAATTGATAATCAAAACCTGATTGTAAAAACAATGCAGCCAATGTATTTCTAGAATATCCTATGTATGGACATTTGAATGTATTAATTGTNCCTTTTATTTTTGCAGCAGTNAATTTATCAAATAATTTAATTAATGATAAACATGTTGCGGTATGCATTTGATCATATGTTGGTAATGAAACACATACACTTGGTATTGGTTTGGTCATACTATCTCCTTTTTATCTTCTATTTCTACCTTTTCGTCCGGCGTTTCTTCTTTGGTNAATCCTTCCACAGGTAGTTTTAATACTCTGAGCTGTGGAAAAGAATCTTTGTTTTCTCCTTTTGGAAATCTTTTCTTGCAATCAAAATCTCCTTTGAAATGTTGTCTAATAAGATGAGCAGTTCTATCTCTTTTTTGAGCCCAGTCACCTCGTTTAAGTTCTTCGAAAAATTTTTGAAACACAAAATAATAATGGTCCTCTTCAATTAACACTGAACCACTTTCAAATGCAGAGTGTGATTTAGCTTCAGGTCCATTTACATACTCTATCAAAGCTTCTTTTAATATTTCTATAGGATTAGTTCCTATTGGTGGAGGCATATCTTTTTTAGTTGCCCATAGTCCATCTAGTATTTTTTGAAATTCGTTTTGTTTTATTATTGGTGGAAAGATACTTGTGTTATCTGCAACGAGTTTACGCATTTGTTTTACTTCATCCATTCTACTAATATTTTTTGCATGGACCTGAACCACATCATTATTACCTAGTTCTACATCAAAAAAATATTCAGGCTCAGGTCTATAAGTTATTTTAATTAAGTTAGATAATTGAGGCCAGTGTGTATCTCTATTACTTCCTATACCAAACTTTCTTTTAATACATACACCTTTCGCACAATAGGCAGAGATAGGAAGATCATAACAAGTATGACCTGCGGTGTCGTTTTTCCAAAATTTTATTTTTTCTTTTACTTTCTCATCTCCCCATATCTCATCATATAAAATATAATCTCTAGCTGCAGCTAAAACTTTTTTATCCCAAGACTCTGGGTATTTCTTTTTACAAAAAACCATGTAGTTAAATAAAAATCTATCTCTTTCATCTTTTAATTTGTTTCCTGATTCCTTAACCTGTTTGCATATAACTTGCAAACATGGAGGTCCATCTATTAAATCTTCAGGTCCACCAGTCAGTTCATCATTTACTTTTTCATTTATTAATTCTTTTAATGATTTTTGAGTTTGTAAATTTGCATTAACAACATTTAAAAAATCTTCGTATTTTATTTCACTGCCATCAGCTTTAAGTGCTACACGTTCTACCTTTTTAAAGTATGGTAAATTAATAAAACTACCTACCGTTTTTTCACCATTCTGGTTTTTACCTAGTTTAGTTTGTTTAGGATATATCTCTGTCTTAGATGATAACCCAAATAAAAATAATAAATTTTGTAATACTTCTCTAATTAATGTGGCAGGTACTTTTTCTTTTGTAAAAATATAAATATGTAGTCCACCACTTTTTGATTTGATGGGTATAACAGGTAAATCTTTTTTATCTATAATCTGTAAAAACTTTCCTATATTAAAATCAGAATAGTTATTAGGATCCACATCAATTGCTCCGAATGAACATGTGCTTTCATCATCACAAGGTTGTAATCCTATTGAAACTTTACCATTTAAATGTTTATTGTAATCTTCATCACTGATCGCTCTGTGAGCCCAGCCATAATCCCCCGGATCAATTTTTAGTTTACCTGTGTTTTCATCTATGTAGCCGTTCTCTACATTGCAGAAACCAAAGTCTCGTGTTAATCCTGTAAAATATTTCTTAAATTCTTCCATATCTTTATTAAGGGCGGGTCCACGCTAGCTTCGCCGCCCTTCTCGCAAGTGTTACTTCAAGGTAACTCTATTATACTATGTCTCCAGTATTGGCTTTGGGTGCATCGTATTTTGGTTTAGCTGCACCTTTAGATACAGTTTTCTGAAGTGATTGTGCTACTTCATATAACGCTGCATCATCTTTATTACCAATATCAAGATTTCTAACTCTTGATGGTTTGTAGACATGCCAGCTTTTACTACCCGCTGTTCTGCCAACAGTTTTTAAATTATAAACTGCTGCATACGATGCAGGATTGAAAGAACCTTTATCATCAGAGAATCTAAGATTCTTGATCATATTGTTTAGTTCTCTAGCTGGAGAAAGATTTGACGATCTCATTGGTATGACCGCTGGTTTTACTTCACCATCTGCCATTGCTAGCACATAGAAGTATGCAGTCTTTTCAACATAGTTACCATTTGGTAATCTATATCTACCATTTTTTTCCTCTTTGGCTTCCGCAGGAATCTCGATGTGAGTTCCAACAGGAGCAGAAGCACTGTCGCCTCGCTCTTGCCATTCAGGGTATCTAGTCTGTGTGTGAGCTATCACCACATCTAGACCTTTATCGCTTGCTATTAACGAACCGAAACCAGATGAGTAAATCATTCCTGGTTTTGCGCCCGCTACATGTTTGGCGTCTCTCTCATTACACTCTGGAGAAAGTTGATGAAGAATTTTTAAGATCGGTGTTGATACATCATCCGACTTAATCTCTTCAGCTCCTTTACCTGAATCTGCTCTGAGATTTATATTAGCTAGTGCACCTGCACTATTCTTTGTTGCTACTTGACTATCCATATATCCTCCTATTAGGTTGTTAGTCTATTGTTTTGGTTTGTTTTTAAGTTGCGTTTGATTTTTTTCAAACGTGTTGAAAAACTCTGAAGGAATTTTACCACCACGTGTATGATAATCCTCCAGAGTTAATCGCAAGGTTCCAGCATGAACAGAAACTTTTTGTTCCGGATCATAACCTTGACCTTTTGCAAGGGTAGCATATTGCTGCGCCTTGTTATCTTCTTCACGGCCAAAACGAACTGTGATTTCATTTTTCACAATATCGCCTAAACCCGCTGAACGAAGCCAGTTGTATGCATCTATTTTTTTATCTGCTTTAACAGATGCAAAAAATTTATTAGCAACGGATAATTCTGATCCGTCTTGTAACTTCATAGTTTTTAAATTTAATTCTTTCATTAAATCTGGAATGGTAACTCCACCTATGTAATTCTCTTTATCTTTCAATTCTTTTATTTCGTTTTCTTTGTTGAGAATTTCTTGTTGAACGTCTTGAAGTTTTTTAATCTCTTCTGAGATTTTTTCTGGGTTGACTTGTGACACTTGCGATGGTGCATCTTGTCTAAGATTGATATCTTTCATAGTACTCCTTATTGTTTTATTGTTTTAATATTTAATTCGCAATAACAATATAGAGATTTATTTTATAGTGTCAACTATTTATGATGGATATTTATTTCTATTGGATAATAAGTTTTTCTTGACGGTCCCATTTCAATAACTTGTATTTACCATTAGTGGTGTCTGCCACAATTGAACATACAACACCTATGATTGCAGGGTCACCTGATAATAATAAATAATCGTTTGACGTGTAGTTCTTTAGAAGCGTTCTAAGTTTGTGTATTAAAGGACCGGGAGATAAAATCATTTGAGAAAATTCAGGTAGGATTGTCACGATATCGCCATATTTCTGTGCCCCTAAAATATTATATTTAGGTTCTCCTTTTGAAGTACCTGGTATTTCTTGAATCAAATACACTTTGCTCTTATGTTGTTTAGGGTGATCTGATATTTTCATATTGACTTTATTCTTTTATCCTATATATACATTCTTAGAAAGAAAAGTAAATGATTAACTACAAGTTTAAATCAAAGCCTTATGCGCATCAACTCAAAGCGTTAGAGCGTTCTTGGGAGCAAGAAAATTTTGCTTACTTCATGGAAATGGGTACAGGTAAATCTAAGGTTTTAATAGATAACTGCGCGATGCTTTATGATAAGGGCGATATAAATGGGCTATTACTGATAGCTCCAAAAGGTGTGTATAAAAACTGGTATGAGTCCGAGATTCCTAAACACCTACCAGACCATATTGAAAAGAAAATGGTATTGTGGAAAAGCTCTGATAAGTCTGGAGAACAAGTTAAAAAATTAAACATCTTGTTTCAAACAGGTACAGAGTTTCATATTTTAATAATGAATGTTGAAGCTTTCTCATACGATTTTGGAAAAGAATTTGCACGTTAGATTTTTATCATCTCACAAAGCAATGAATGGCTATCGATGAATCTACAACTATAAAAACTCCTACTGCTAAAAGAACTAGAAACATAGTAGGTTTAAGAGACTTAGCTCAGTACAGAAGAATATTAACTGGTTCTCCTGTTACTAATTCACCATTAGATTTGTTTTCTCAATGTGCCTTTCTTGATCCCTGGTACCTGGATCATCAATCCTATTACACGTTTAGAGCTCGTTACTCAGTTATGAAATCTATTAACTTAGGTTCACGTTCTGTAAATGTTGTAGTAGGATATAGAAACTTAGGTGAGCTATCAGAAAAAATTCAACCTTTCTCTGAAAGAGTTTTAAAAGACGATTGTTTAGATCTACCATCTAAAACTTATATGAAACGTATGGTGACTATGACAGGTCCTCAAGAAAAAGTTTATAAAGAAATGAAAAAATATGCTATGGCTCAGTTAGAAGGTAAATCAGTTACGACCTCCACTGTAATGGTTCAGTTAATGAGATTGCATCAAATTACTTGTGGACATTTTACAGCTGATGATGGATCTGTTCAAGAGATTCCATCAAGACGTGTTGATGAACTATTAGATATTTTAGATGAAGTAGAAGGTAAGGTTGTTATTTGGTCTCACTATCAAAAAGATGTTCAAAGAATAATAAAAGAGATAACTAAAAAATTTGGTGAGGGAACAGTGGTAGATTATTATGGTCTAACTCCTCAAGAAGATAGGCAAGACAATATAAAGAAGTTTCAAGAGAATGACAAGTGTAGATTTTTTGTAGGAACTACACAAACCGGCGGATATGGTATTACATTAACAGCTGCAAGTACAATGATTTATTTTTCAAATGGTTATGATTTAGAAAAACGTCAACAGTCTGAAGCTAGGATAGATCGTATTGGACAAGAAAAACCTATGACTTACATTGATATAATGACAGAAGAAACTATTGATGAAAAAGTTGTTAAAGCTTTACGTAAAAAAGTTAATATTGCAACTGAGATTATGGGTGAAGAACTAAAAGAATGGATTTAAAAAAGTCCTTTGTCTATAACTTTTTCTAGCAACAGAAGTGATACTGCCCCAACAGTACCCAATACCACCCAATAGATCTTGTCTATCTTACCGCCCAAATCGTGAATACCTTCGTGCATATGTTTCATATCTTTTTTGATACCTGTAATATATCCGTATATAGATAATAAATGTTCTCTTGTACTCTTTGGTTTTAGTTTATCTCCTGCGGGCATTATGTTAACATGTTCCTTTGTCTTAATTTTATTTGTTTTTCTTCTTCAGATAATAAAGCATTCTCAGCTCTGGTCAATCCGTCATTCAGTTGTGCTGTTTGTCCACTATTTACAACAGCGGGACTAACAGCGGTATCTACTACATTTTTAGGTAGTGGTGGTGTTATTAATTCAGATGTTTCAACTGTCGTGTCTAATAAATAATTTTCTATATCTAACTCAAAATCTTGATTAAGTTTTAATCTCATCATATCATTTTCCATTCTTTCAATCATTCGTTCTACTTCTCTTGAAAAAATATCTGGTATACCCTTGTCTTCGGCTAATTCTTTAACACCTATAATTTGTCCTTTTGTAATTAGTATAGGGAAAAATTTATTATTTTCTATATCACTATATAATGGTCCTTGATTTCTTTTTCCCATGATCTCTTCAATTTTAGCATCTCTCATTCCTAAAACTTTAACAGCATCATATACTCTTCTAAATTTACTCATGTCTTCATAAAAAGATTTGTTTGCTTCAAAGTATTGTCTAATTAATTTATTAGGATCATTTATAGGATCACCTGTTCTTAATTCTTCAAATATTTTTTTACCTTCATTTCTTTTAGATTCCATGTAATCAGTAAGTTTAAATTCAAAGTTTTTTTCTATATCTAATGGTACTTTTCTAAATCCTAAAAAACCAAGTAGTTCATCTGACAATTCATACTGAACACCACCTTGAGTTTTTTTCATAGCTGCATTTAGTAATCTTTCTATCTGTGGTATTGATCCAGGTGATAATGTATATGCAACGTGTTGTGTAGATTTAGTCCACTTAGTCATTAAACTATCATCTGGATTCCACACAGGGCTACCGTTTTCTTTAATACCATTTCTGATCAATACATCTGCAACAGCTCCAAACCAAATAGATTCAGAAACGAATGGTTCTAATACTTTACCCATAGCTCTTGTTAATCCATTAGCAAATCCTACAATTAATGGATCGTCTTCATTTGCAAATTTTGCTTTTTCAACATTAGCTACAATAGTATTAACCGGTTGAATCATAGTGTCGTAAAAGAAACCATTACTAAAATCTATGTATTTATATTTACCATTTTCATACACAGGTAAGATAGTATTGTCTTCGGACCACACTGGTAGTATTTCCCTCATCGCAGATAATTGTTCTCTTGTAATTCCATATAACCCAGCCAAAGCTTTAGACGCTGCAATAGGAAAGAATGTGTAAGTCAAAGCTTGACCCGTTAATCTTTTCATACCTACATTATTTAATATAGGGTCCTTAATTTCTTTGAGTGCTAACATAGTTGTATTACCACCTGTTCTAAAAATTTCTGATGGGAATGATGCGAAACTTCCTAGAGGGGATCTTCTTAATCCTTTTACAAAGTCAGATACATAAGCATAGTTAGGAACTGTTTCTCTAACAATCTTTGCTGCTTGTTTCATAATTTCTAAATCAGTTGGCATTTTTTTAAGTTTACCTGCTTGAAAAGCTTGGGTGTACGCAGTTTTATATTTGTATCCTTCTGCTAAAAAATTCATAATTCTAAATACATCATCCTCAGCTGTATATAAATCTTGAGCTACTCCATATAATTTTTTAAATTTTTTAGTTGTGCTATCGACTAATTTATTAAAAAATACTTCAGCAGTTTCGTTTCTTTGGCCAGCTAATGTAATGTCACCGAATATTCCTTCGATATCTCTGGCTATTACGTTTTGGTTTGTTACTCCTTCTTCTAATAAGAATCTATATAACGCTTGGTCTTCTGGTGCATTTCTATATTTAGGATTACCAGTTAGTCTATACAGTAATTGTGGCTGCACAGACTTTCTAGCTTGATTAGCAAACTCAGCTAATTTATTTGGTGGAATTAAAATATTACCACTATGAACAGTAGTAAAGACAGCAGAGAAAAAATTTCTTAAGTGGGTGAAAGGTCCTAAAATAGTTTTACCTGCTTGTGATAAACCTTTGGGTATTAACATCAGAGCTCTGTATGGCAATGATCTAGTAAGATTACTTCCGATGACTGCATCTCCATGCTTGATGGATTCAGCCCAAGCTTTTGTAGTAAACTTTCCGTCCAATGGTGAAGTATAAACTTCATCGGCTAATCTTGTTGATAATTTTAATGGTTTGGATATTTCACCTGCATTACCTAACTTAACTAAAGCTTGATTGTAAGTATCATAGAACAATGCTCGTTCACCTTTTTTAACTTAAGATATCATTTTCTTTTAACAAAGTTGTATAAAAATTATCTCTAGCTAAAATTTCTGCAAGGTCTGTCATAACATTGTAAATTGTATTTTTAGCATTTTTATATTCACCAAATAATTTTCTAAAAGCTGTTAGATCTGATTCTTTCTGAATTAAACCTCCAGTTTTATCTGCTTTAAATTTACCTGCACCTGTAATGTTGTTTGCTATATTTTTAATTTGTACAGCTGAATCGTCTAATATATTTACAGAACCAATTGGAAACTCTGGTGTTCTTGTTATAGGATTTTAGTTACACGTTTTAATATGTTGTTAACAACAATCATAGCATCATCTAAACTAAAACTTTTTTCTCCGTTAGCTCTATGATATCTTTGAATAACTTTAGCTACTTCTTGTTTAACACTAAGTGTAGGTTTAAACCCATCTACTATTCCTGTATTCATGTCAAATATTTTATAATCATTACCAAGATTATATTTAACTCTGTTATTTAATATGTCGTTTAAATCTTTTATTGCAACGTTTACATTTTTATTTTGTGCTATTGTATTTTTCAACCCTGCAGCTGTTGTTCTAAAAGCAATAGCATTATCAATTAACTCATCAATATTAGTTTTATTAACACCTAATTTATTCATAGCTGTTCTAAAACCGTTTAATGCTTTTGAGTTAAATCCTTTAAACACAATGCTTTGTTCCAATTTTTTCCCTACTTTAATTTTTCTTACTACATCATCTGTAGATAAAATAAATTTAGAAAACAGTTGAGAAAGAGTATTTGGATCTTGTATGGCCTCTGCTGCAGATGTGCTGTTCTTAGATATTTTTTTTAATGCATCATCAAAGTCTCTTGCCGCATCATCAGCTATTATTTTAACTGCACTTTTTTTACCTTCTAATTTTTGTACTCCATCAAATATTTGTTGAGCCTTATCACTTCTAGATCTAAAAGGTTTGCCTACAAATTTATCAACCCATCTTTCTATTTTAGAATCACTAAAAGCAAGATCTTTACCTTTGTTCTTTAAAAGCTGTGCTACTTTACCTGTACCATATATAAAAGGGATTACTGGGAAAGCTAACTCTGCACCAAATTTAAATTTATTATTTAGTTGTCTAAATGCATCATCGTTTGCTTGTTCTTTTTTTTCTCTATCTTGCCCTGTACCTAAAAAATCTAAAGCATCTATGTCTCCTAAAGTTCCTATATCTTCTTGTTTCATTACAATAGCAGCAGTTCCGAAACCACCACCAACTGTAACAGCTACAAACTTATCAAATCCATTTGCTTTATTTAAATCTTTTGCTTTTTTAGCTGCACTAGCTAAATTATTATTATTAACTGTTTTTCCATATCTACCTGTTTTAATTGCATTAACAAGTACAGGCGCTAGTTGTCTAGCTTTCATTGAAGCATATTGAATAACTGGCACAGCAGTTTTTTGAGCTATCTTACCTCCACCATAAAGTTGTGCAAAGGCTTCAGTTAAATGTCCTACAGCCGTTGCTCTCGCATCTTCTTCAGCTTGTTTTTCTATTATTCCAAAAATAGTTTTCTCAAACTCAGTATTAAATCTTTCTGTTAAACTTTTGTCTACTTCAATGCCATCCCCTCGTAAAGCATCATAAGTTAAAGTTGCAAAATTAATTACACCTTTAGGTATTTTAATAACAGAGCTCATCAATGCCCCTGTCATAGATTGACCAAGACCTATTTCGTAATCGTCTTCAGTGCCTAATCCAACTCTTTCAGGTTCTTTAAATTTAACTTCTGGTTCTTCTAATTTTTTTGTTTCTTCTTCGGCTTCTATTCTTGCAGCTTTTGCTTCACTAAATAAACCTAAATCTTTTGGAAGAATTGATGATAGTTTAGTGTATTTTTTTTCTTCTGAAATTCTTTTTCTTACTTCGTCTTCGGATAAACCTTGATTTAAAAGTTCTTCTTCTGCCAATCTTGTAATTAAACCATCAACTCCCTCTTCACCAATAATACGGCTATAAAGTCTACCTTCTTCGATACCTTCTTCTATTTTTTCAGCTGTTCCTGGAGCAGGGATAAGAAAGTCATACCAATTTGATTCGGCCATGATCTACTCCTCTTTAATTGTTTCTTCTAATTCAAAAACTTTGTTGCCTTGTCTATAAATGAATTTACCTTTTTCAATATCATATACGTATTGGTTTTCAGGTAAACTAGATAACACTGAATTTTTTTTAATTAATCCCTCAGAATCATATTCCGTACTACCAAAAATATATTTATCTGATGACCTAGTACGTAAAAATTGTTGATAAGCTTCTGGATTAGTTTTTTCTAAGTTTTGTATATCAGCGTAAACTAATTTAGCTTGATCATAATCTAATAGAGGTACACCCACTCTACTTGTTGTAGCTTTTATAATACTCTCAATACTAGTTGCTAATTCATCTTCATCTTTAGCACCAGGGGATTTGTCTTTTCGATATATTTCTGTTTGGTATAATTCATTCAATACATCTTTGTAATCTCTGCCTGTTTCTTTAGATACTTGTTTTGCTTTGCTTATTAATGCAGATACATCGTCATCATCCATATCGCCAAACAATTCTAAACCAATAGCTTGTCTAGTTTTCTTTTGTGTGTTTATATCCTTAATTAAATTAGCTGTAGGTTTTTCTGCTGCACCTACTAAATTTCCAATAAGACTGCCACCACCTGTTTGTTTTGCAACAGCTGGACCATAGGTTAATAAAAATTGTGTTAAAGGATCAGATAATTTACTGCCTGTATCTCCAATAGATTCAATAAAATCTACTTTGTCTTTAATAGTAGCAAAATCTTTAGCATTACTTTCAGCGTATTGTCCTCTTTCAACGACAGTATCCATGATACCACCACCGACGTCACCGCCTTTTCTAAACATAGGTCTTTTAAATGTATTACTCATATTAACTAAATGCTCTGTATACTCCTGCTAATGTTGCTCCCGCTCCTAATGCCGTTTGTAATGGTGAAGGTGAAGGTGCGACTTGAGTTTGAGTTGATGCTGGATATCCAGCTATTAAACTTGTAACACCTTGACCGTATTGCTGAGCTAATTGCAACGGTTGAAATGCTTGTTGATAAGCTAATTGTTGTTGGGCTTGTAAACCTGCTTGAGTTTGAGCTTGCTGCTGCGTACCCAATGCACCTAACGCTGAAATTTGTTGACCGAATAATTGTGGAGCTTGACCAGCTAAAGCTTGCTGTTGCTGAGCTAAAGCTTGCTGTTGACCAAAGGCTTGACCAGCAGCTTGTTGAGCTTGTGCAAAACCTTGACCTAATAATTGAGCTTGTAATGCTGCCCGGTTCCTGTCGCTTGTTGTTTGATACTCGGCTCTCATTACACCTTCTCTACCACCACCAAGAACACCTTTACTTACAGCTTGAGCTGCAATACTAGGAAGTCCTTTTTGTGCTTGTGTGTCAAACTCAGCTAATGTTGTATCAATTATGTCTTGTTGATATGGAGACATAAATTGTTGGTAAGCTTGTGGTCCAACAAACTGCCCTGCTTGCCCTGCTTGTGTAGCTGCAGATTGTAAGAAAGGTGCGAATGTACCTAACCCACCTCTTAATGCTTGAGCTTCTTGAGTTATTGCTGAAGTAGGTGCAACAAATTGAGGACCATATAATTTAGATACATCTAAACCACGTAATCCACCAACTGCTTTTTGTAAATCTGCTAAATACGTTTTACCTGCCGCTTCAATAAACGGTGCTGGTAATTGTTGTACTGTTGTTGTTTCTGCCATTATCCTACCTTACTCTCTAATCTTTTCATTGTATCGTACATAACTTGAGCTCCTTTATCTACGCTACCTCCACCGGCTGCTCTTACAGCGTCGGCTGTGAAGACAAATTCATTGTTTGAAAGCATCGCTGGGATGTCATCTGCCTTTTCTTTTATACCAACTGGCGGAATAAATCCACCTGTTTCTCTCATGTCTAATTCTTTAACACCTTTTGAATTAATATTTATAGGTAGACCCTCGATGCCTGATGCCTGTTCTACTAATTCATCGGACCCTAAAGCTCTCATTACTCTACCACCCTCAGCCATATTTCCTACATCTACTGTCTGATCATCAGCTTCTTCTACCATAGCACTTATTCTTAAAGAATAATCACTATCAGATTCTTGATCCTCTTTAGGGTATAGTCTTGAAAATTGTACTTTTAATTGATCATTTACCTCTGCTCTTCTTTTAGCGTAATCAATATCTGATTCACCTTCTTGTTGCATTCTACCTGCTAATAAACCTGTAATAACTGCACCAGCTCCACCTATCTTAAGAGCATTTGCAGCCTTTGAACCACCGGTAAAAAAACTACCAACTTGACCCAAGGTAAACATAGGATTTGAACCACCTAAAAAAGTCGACGCTCCTCCTTTTAAAAGCATAGGTGCAAAATTTAAAGCTGCTAAAGCTAATATTGGATTTTTTTTAACTGTGCCAGTTACACCTTTAACTACACCTTTGACTGCTTTACCTACAGATTTAACAAGACTACCTAAACCGTATTGTGCTCTACCACCATCAGCCATAAACTTTTGCATAAGTCTTTCAGCTTCATCATTAAGCATATCCATTTCTTCAGGGGTTAATAGTTTTAAAGGTTTACCGAATAATTGCATAGATAATTCATTTCTTGAATCATCTATACCTGGTGCAGAGGCTATTTTTTTATTAGTATGATCACCTTTTAATATGATGCTTGGTGCTCCTGCTATGTAATTCTTTTGATTTTTGTGTATCTAATATCGCCATAATTGTGTCTAAATTTAGTTTATAGGGCTAGGCGTATTTTATCCTGAATATACCAGTTTATTTGATTTTTTTGCTATCGTCAATACCTTTGAGAGGTCTACTTCCTTGATATAGGTCGTCCCAGTAATCTACCACAGTACTGATATTCACCAATGTGAGTAATATAATCTTTAACATATATATGAACTTTNCCACCCATATCNGCCCATCTTTGACAGAAACCAAAGTCTTCTCCAAAATAACGTTTAGTCTTTGGGTCGTGTAAAGTATCAAAAAGATTGTACATATTTTCTTTTTTCTCTGTTTCTCCATTAATAACAGTAGGTTGGAATATTTCTAATTCAGGGTATTTTTTAATCATTTTTTCTATGACTTCTCTTTTAATTAACATACACCCTGTTGGTGCATGTGTTATTTCAGCTACTCCATCTTCTACTTGTATCTTTGAAGGGTCATCTACTTTCAAAGGAAAGACATGACCAGCTTTCATTAAGTCATCTTGACTAGTAACAGCTCTTTCTTTTTCTTCTACTCTTCTCCAGGTTTTAGGCCAATCTAAAAATTTCATTGGATAAGGACAAGCAATTACATCTTTATTTTTTTCTAACATTGTAAAAATAGTTTTAGATTGAAAGTCTATATCTGAATCAATAAATAATAAATGAGTGTAGTTATCAGGGTGGTTAAGCATTTCTGCTACACACAGGTTTCTACCTTGTGTAACCAAGGATGATTTTAATAATGTAAAGCTACATAATATTTTTCTTTGTATGCAATCTTGTTGAAACTTTAAGACTGCTTGACAGTAATGCATTGATACATCACTATGACATGGGGTACATACCATAATTTTATGAGGTGAATAATTTCCTACATTAATTGTAGTTACTTCTGTATCTTTCGCAGGTGTTTTATTAAACCAGATGGGTTCATTGTTTTGGCCCGGGGCCTTATTACTTTTTTGCATTTAATGCTCCTTTTAAAAATCTTGCCCAAGACGTGCCTTGTTTATTCCAACCATAATAAGCTCGTGCATATGCTGATTGACATTCCAAATGATTATGTATTTGTTCTTCATGTAAAGTGCTGGCAGCAGCTTCTATACCATAAGAAAATTTTTCTGCTAGATTTCTGTAATTTTTTTCATAGGGAATATACATAGGAAACTCAGCGCCTGTTTCATACAAGGCACCATAGTTAGTTGTAATACAATACAACCCTGCAGCCATACATTCTAAAAGTGATATACAAGATGTCTCCTCAAAAATACTTGGATACACATACATATTATATTTATGTAAATTATCTTTAATATAACTATTTGGTTTATAACCAATGTAATTCACATTAGGTAAAGCTTTAGCTTGTTCATACAACTTTGTATAATTGTGATCATTTTGATCCATAAAATCTTTGCCATAAACTTCTGTAGATGAATACACATCACATGTAATTAAAGGATTCTTAACTAACTGCATAGCTCCTAACAATATAGATAAACCTCTCCATGGTGTGTTTTGATGTATAATTTTTAAAGGTTGTCCTTTTTTATAAAAAGGCGCAGGTTTAATGTTATCTATTCCATTCTTTATGATTACACATTTATCTTCAGGTATATTAAAATACATTCTAAATTTTTCAAAATTCCAATGACTATTAAAAACATACCAATCATATTTTTTATGATTAGATTGATCTTTAAACCAAGGATATAAATTACCTTGATCGTAAGAATTTTTTTGCCATAGGATATTTAGTTTTGTAGGATGTAAAGGAATTTTTTCTGGCACAGATGCACAGATTTGTACTTCGTCTAATAATTTATTATCAACGTATTTTTTTAAATATTCAAATTGGAGTTCTGTTCCACCCCTAGGTTTTTGGTTTATCATTCTTTTGATTCATCACTTTCTGCATTATGTCTAAGCCTTTCGGAGAAACCTGTACAGTTACATCTTGAACTATATCTGGTCCTTCTTTCTTTTCGTTAAACGTTTCACCTGTTCTAGTATTACGCCACGTAGTTATAGTAGTGCAATCTATTTTAATTATGTTGTCTTTATCCGTTTTCATTCTGTCTGTTTATAAGCGCATAACTTATCAGGCCTTGTATTTTATTACTGCCTGTAGCTGCTTGTACAGTTATAGCATCACCTGCCTCTAAATTCAAGCCTTGAGGTGAAGCATTTACTTGCGACTTAGCAGCTAGATCGTCTCTAAAAAACTCATATTCAGTGTTAGAATCAGACGAGTCGACAAAATTCATGTTTACTAAAATAGATGATGATGCATCATTGTTTGCACAATAAACACTTTTAACTATGATTGCTGCAGTAGTAGGGCAAGTAAGCACTGTAGCTTTGTTTACATCAGCTTGTTTAAAACCTTGATTTTTATATTGTATACTCATGATAAGAAATAATTAAATGTATCTAGTTCGTTTTTTAAATCTTGTTGAAAAGAAAAATTAAGCTGTTGTTGCATAGTAGCTAAAGCTTCAATAATCTGTCTTTGATTATCTACCTCGTATTGTGGTTGAGGTTCAGGTATATACGCTGTTACTTTTGCCATTATCCTCTATGTCTGTCTACTGCTCTATCATAAGTAGCTTGTTGAGATTTGTCATATGCAGCTACATCTTTGAATCCTCCAAAACCTTTATTACCATCACCTGATTTCTTGAAATCACCATGTAATGATTGACCTATGTTAGCTGTTACCCCTGCTTTAACTTGTGCTTTTATCTTATCTAAAGTTTCTCTTTTTTGATTATCCAATTTATTTTTCATATTAGTTAAGAAAGCAAAGTCACTTAAATTCTTTTTATTCATTTCGTTCCATGTTTTACCAAATTCATTTGTATTATTTAAATCACCAAATTTATCTGTCCATTTATCTTTAGATTTTTGTAAAGATTCTACTTTAGCATTATAATCTTTTTCAATAGACTCCGCGTAATTACCTCTAAGACTTCTAACATTTTTACCTCTTACATCTTTTAAAAGACCAGTATTAGGATCTACATATATTCCACTACCTGGAATACCTTTCATATCCATAACAGAGTTAATAAATTTTCTATCTTGATATGGAAGAGTATTAAATTTATCTAAAGATTTTATAAATCTCATACCGGGTATAAAATCTATTGCACTTTGAGCTATACCTGAAATTGTTCTTGGTACAGTTTGAGTAAAGAAATCTTTTGCTTGTGTCATGATACCTGTTGGTTGTTGAAAAAAATCAGCTTTCTCTAAAGCTTGTGCTCTGCCTAATGCATCACCTAAATAAACTTTTTGACCACCAATTATTTCATATGGAGCTTCAAATTTTTGAGGCGGAACAACGTTTGATTTAACAGCTGAACTAGGAAGATAATAATTGTCTTGAAAATTTGATAGAGATGTTAAGGTATCTTTAGGTGTAGTAAACATGTTATTAATTGCTAAAGCATTTTCCGCTGCCATTTCAGTCATAGATTTAAAAGGATATTCATTAGTAGTTCCTACATTTTTAAATTGTAAATTACCAAATTCGTCTATGTATTGTTCCATTATCTTCTTCCATCCGGTTGTGCATCAAGTCTTAATGTTCCATATCTCCAGTTTTGACCTGTAGATGTATTGGATATTTTTAAAGATACGAGTCTTCCTCGTGCTCTTGTATCTACTTTATCAGTAGTGCTTGTTATTGTAAAGGGTCCTAAAGGTGAACTAACTGGAGTATCGTCAGGGTAATCACTAATAAATATAGTTAGGGTACCATCGCCAGTTAAATATTTAAAGTCAGGTATAAATCTTCTAATAGACATAAAGAACTCTCCATCTCCTCTATAATCTACAATCCCTGTGGCCTGACCCATCATTCCTCGTCTAGCGGTAATGTCATAGTCTCCCGATCTAATAAAAGCTTCTATAGCAGAAGTGCCCGAACTATTGACTTGATCGTTTCCTATTTCATGAGCATAGTAAATAGATGCACCGTATTTATTAGTTAAGCCACTAATAGCTGCAAAAACAGGGGTATCTGTAGAACTATAATCAGTTGCATATGGTAAACTATACACCCCTTGATCTTGATAGCTAGACCTATCTATAGATGAAGTAGTAAATACATTTTCTGAATAATTATAAGTTACACATCTATCCAATTTGTTCAGATCCAGATTTAGGATAAAACCAATTTATCTCTGTGTATAAAGCATTAGGAGATGAGTAAACAATATCCGAAGCTCCATAGTTAATACCTAAATTATCTCCATCTGTATTGAATACAAAATCTTCTACTAAACATGGTAATGATTTAACCGTACCATCAAATACAAAGAAGCCTCCTTCAGCTGACATCCACCAGACAGCTCCGTTTGCATAAGATACTGCGTGTTGTCCTATGCATCCACAGTTTGTACCTACCTGTCTTACAGAGAAAGTAAATGGTGGTCCTACAAATTGAACAACATAAGCTGCTTGGTCTGTTAATACAAAAACATAATCTTTACCTTGAATAGCAGAAACAATTTTNNTTCCTGTATCAAGTCTAAAAGTCCCTGCCGTGTTAGTGGCTGTGGGTAAATAAGTATTTAAATCTTCTTGATTAGAAAATCTAACAAACATGGGATCTTGTGTGGTTGAGTCTCCAATTGTAGTTTCAGTCCCAAAATGAAATAAATGTCTATCTCTATCAGAAACGAGACTTACTCTTGTGGCCGTAGGATTGTTGGTAGTGTTAAAATTAGTTGTAGTTTGAGAAGCTCTGATTCCTCTAGGTGTAGCTGCCCCTGCATCCCAAGTAAATGTTTTACCATCAAATATAGTTGCAACTAAAACTTCTCCAAAGTTATCTAGGCTCCAGTTGCCTGGATCTAGGATTACGTTGCTTACCGTTCTAGCTGTTCCCCATGTAGAGTCACCCCATAAATATGTACCCCATCCGTATCCTTTAGTTTGAAATGTAGGTCCTACTATTACGTATGGTTTAATAGTTGCAGATCCTGTAGCAGAAGTTGCTCCCGCTCCAGCGGCTATAGGTGTTGTAATTTTAAAAGTATTATTAGTTACATCTCTTATTTCAAAAGCCCCATCGGTAAAAGTAGACGACGAGCTAAAACCACCTGGCGTTACACTCATGGTATCAAAAGTAATATATCTTCCTGCTTCTAATCCATGACCACTAAAATTAACAGTTACTTCAGCTGATCCATTGACTGTATCAAAGGTAGCCGATCCAGAAAGCTGAGCATCTAATGGAGTGATGTCATACAGGGCTTCGTCGTAGTATAAAAATAAACCTTGAGATGTTCCAATGGCTACATATTTTTCACCTCCAAAACTGGTAAATGCATGTTGTCTTCTAGCTGCTCCTGGTAAGGTTTCTTGGGCTGCTGTTAATTGTTGCCAACCCCCTACTTTTTCAGGAAGTCCATATCTAAATCTAACAAAATCGCCATCAACCCATTGCCCTTCAGCTCCTGATTCTGTGGCTTGTTTATTNAATCCGGATTTAAAANTAAGTTTCTGTAGCATNACTCCCGTATTATATAGAGTTTTTATATTTTTGGTAGTATATTTTAATCTATCTCAGTGTCAATTCTGTTAAATCATCCCCACCTATACTACCTTTAATCATTGTATTAAAAGCCAGGGTACATCTCTTTTTCTGCATTTTTACGTTAGAAACAGAATGCAATAAAGAAGAAGGAAATATTAAAAGGTCTCCTCGGTTTACTTTTACAGTCCATTGATGGCTATTATAGTAATTCCATTGATGAGGATATATCCTAAAAAAATTATGTTCTCTTTTATGAAAATTTAAACCATCATCTGTGTCTACGTCAAAATAAAATACACCAGATAAAAAAGAATTAGGATGGTCATGTATATGATGAAAGCCTCCTTTAGGTATCCAATTTATATGGGATAAAGTTATGTCTACATTAAATTGTGTAGCAGGGTTAACTATGTCTTTTACATAATTATCTATGTGAGTTTGAATGTGTTTTTTCAAAGGCTTGTATTGTTTGGAATCTAATACATGGTAATTAGTTGTAAATTCATTACCTGAGTTNACTCCTCCTAGCACATCTTTTTTAAAGTCTTTTGGATTAGGACTACGGATGTTAGGTATATTAGCATGATATACAGCTGTAGGAAAAATAGGATGTATTACAGGGTCCATGTTAAACTAAAATTATATTCCATTCTAAATTAGATACTAAGTCTTCTACAGTTGCCATCTTTGATTTCTTATCTTTAAGATATTGATGAAGCTCTTCGGTATCTACTATTATAAATTGATCTTTCATATTAAAAACTATTTTATCTGATTTAGTTCTAAAGGATCCACCCTTAGCATTGTTTTTTAAAGGTCGCAAATCAAACTTAAATTTTTGATTATGTAATATACCCTCTACGTCCCATAGCTCTTTTTTCTTTTGATTAGGGGTGGCATATTTTACCTCTTTTAATTTCTCGACAAAACGCATATAATCCTTTATATAAAAATATAACATGAAAGAATACAAATTACCATTAGAAAGTTTTGTCGCTGGGTATATGGCACCAGATAAATTGTGCGATGAAATTATGGAATATTTTAATAAAAATAAAGATAAACAATACACCGGCACTGTTGCTCATTTTGAAGTTAAACCAGAAATAAAAGAATCAACAGATATTATGCTTTGGCCTCATGATGTGTTTCCTCCATTTAACAAGTATAGAAAACATCTACAAAACTGTGTAGAAGCATATCAAAAAAGATACATAGCGGTTCAACAATATGTAAACTTTAATGTAGCGCAACCTTACTTAATTCAACACTATCCTAAAGGCGGAGGATTTAAAGAATGGCATTTTGAAAATGCAGGTTATCCTCAGATTATAAAAAGAAATCTTGTTTTCATGACATATCTATATGATGTGCCCAATGCAGGGACTGATTTTAAATATCAAAAATTAAGAGTGCCTTGTAAAAAAGGATTAACATTAATATGGCCAGCTGGAT